CTAATGGTTTATTAAAAATTCAAATTAAAGGTATTAACGAAAGTAACAGAACGCGGAATCGAATTTTATTAATGGATTCAAACGGAAAACATTATAATAAAAATGACGTTGATTTTTTCGCCATATATTCAAAAAATCGTGACGGTTTTTTTATAATTAAAAACGACGGCAAAATAAAATCATTCACAATTGGTTTGATAAAATATTCAAAATTTTTTAATAACTTTGCGCAAATGTAATTTCATTACTTGTTTTCTATTCTATTAAAAGCGTCACAAAATTAATGTGGCGCTTTTTTTTTATCTTTACACAAAATACAATATCATGAAGTTAAAAATTAATCAATCAATTTTAAGAGGTGGCAAACGTTACAATGAAGGCGACAAAATAGAATTGCCGGACAACATTGCAAAAAATTGGATTGCGAAGGGTTTTGCGTCTAAAGTTAGAAAAAAGCAAAACAAAGAAAATTTTGAAACGAAGGAATTGAAAATTGAATCAATTGAATCAAAAGACGATGCGACAAATTAAAATAAATTCAACAACCGGAAATGAATTGTTGACCGGTCAAAATGTTAAAGATTACGTTCGTATTGATACGGCGGCAGATGACAACATTATTTCGGCAATGATCACACAAGCACGAATTTGGTGCGAAAATTATATTTCGCGTGATATTGTGGCAAAAAATAGAACGTATTATTTAGATTCAACAAACGGAATTTTTGATTTGCCATTTGGTCCAATTGCTAGCATTGAAGAAATCACTATTGACGGAACCGCAACAACCGATTATGAAGTTTTGGGTTTGGATAATGAAACCATTGAATTGGATCAAGGTCCAGGCGAACGCGTCAAAATTACTTACATAACAAACGGAATTGACGACGGATTAATTAAACAAGCGATGTTGCAATTAATTTCGACGTATTACGACAATAGAAGCGATTTTATAGAAGGTTCGATTTCAGAAATACCAACATCAACAAAATCAATTTTAACGTCTTATAAATCTGTATTTGTATAATGAACGCCGGAAAATTAAATTCTAAAATAACAATTAAACGTTTGACAAAAACGCCGGACGATTTCGGCGGTTTCAATTCTACATTGTCGGACGTTGCAACGGTTTGGTGCGATTTAAAACAAATTAAAGGCGAAATAAACGAGAAATTTGGCAAACGTGAACAAGATATTCAAATCGAAATAACAATGCGTAAAAAGACCGCACAATTGATTGAATTAGGCGACATTTTTACATTGGAAAATCAAACGCAAAAATATAGAATCAACGACAAATTTGATTTTGATTTGGATTTTCACACAAAATTATTAGCTACAAAATCCGCGTAAATGAATGTTAACATAAAAATAAATCAATCGGATTTAAGCAAATTAAAAAATAAGTTGGATAAAATGCGCGCGTTTGAATCAAGGACCGTTTCCGCAGAATTAGGAAAAACCGGATTAGATATTGTCAGAATGGCAAAACGTTCGGCGCCGGTTGACAAAGGCGCATTAAAACAATCAATAAGTGCGCAAAAAAACGGAAAATCCGTTGACGTTATAGCGGCCGCACATTACGCGCCATATGTTGAATTTGGAACCGGTGGTTCGGTTGATTTAACAGACATGTTAGAATTAGGAATTCCGCCAAGTTACGCCGCACAATTTAAAGGTAAGGGAATTAAAGAAGTTAATTTGCCGGCGCGTCCGTTCTTTTTTAGTTCGGCGCGAATTGGATTTAAAAATTTATTAAATCGTCTTAATGGCGAAATAAAAAAAGCAATTAAATAATGTTAGAAGCGATTCATTATGTACGAAAAGCAATCATTGCAAAATTAAACGGTAACGTTTCAATTGACGGATCAAACGTTCCGATTTATGGACGCGTTCCAACAAATGCGAATTATCCATTTATTCGCGTTTATTCCGTATCAAATGACGAAACGGACCAAAACCAAACGTCGTTTAATTTGGAAACAATAACGCGCGTTGAATGCGTCACAAGGTTTGCAAGTGATGACGGCGGCGAATTGGATTCAAATTTAATGGTTTCGCAATGCCTGGAGCAATTACGCACACGTTCGGAAAATTATATTGATTTGACCGCAAACGGTTTTAATGTTTATACAAGCGTAAACGAAGGCGTTAAATATTTACAAGACGATTTAAAAGACTTTACATATTTTCGCGCCATAATTGAAATATCAAATAAAATTCAACAAATTGATGCGGTTGGCGGCTTACAAAGCGAATTACAAAACGAATTACAATCATAAAAAATAACCAATGGCAAAAATTACTTATACAAATAAAACAGACAATCAAACGTCAGTATTGCCGGCAATTAATAAAGTAACGGCCGCAGATTTAAACGAAATAAAAACGTCCGTAAATGACATTTATGATACATTAGGCGGTTTCGCTTATTATGTTGACACCGCAACAAGCGTGACGCCAATAAGTTTGACGGCGGACACATGGATTGATTTAACTAACGACAAAGCCGGATCCAATACACATTCGCATTTGCCGTCATATATTAGCGGCGATTTATGGGATTCCGCAGCAAACAAAATTGACACGTCGAAGGTTGGAGCAAATAAAATAATTCTAGTAAGAAACGATTTTGATGTTACGGCCGGCGCTGCAAATACACGTTTGGACGCGCGTTTATTTTTTCCGGACACCGGAAAATCAATAGAATTTTCACACGACAACATTGCGTCAAATGGCGATCAAGTTCGTTATTCGAGAACGACGCAAGTTTTCACATTGTCAAGCGAATTAACCGGCGGTTGCAAAATACAAGTCAAAGCCGACAAATCCGGCGCGACAATGATTGTTGAAGATATTTTAATCACAATATTAAGTTTTTAAAAATGAATGATTTGAAATTATACATATTAAACACATTTTCGTTTTTCATTTCATTTACTGCAATAGACGAAATTTTAAAAATATTATTATTAGCCGTTTCAATAGGTTACACCGCACAACGTTGGTATTTTTTAAACAAAAAAAAAGATGACTAAAAATTTTTCGGTTTCCGAATTTGAATGTAAAGGCAATTTAAAAAATTGTCAATGTAAAATTAGCGCCGACATAAAAAACAACATGATTAAATTGGCGGAACAATTACAAATATTGCGTGACAAAGTCGGAAAACCAATTAAAATAAATTCCGGATATAGATGTCCAAGTTATAACGATGACATCATAAAAGGCGCAAAATATAGTCAACATAAATTAGGCAAAGCGGCCGACATTGTGGTTGACGGAATGAGCGCAAACGAAGTTCACAAATTAGTTTGCGAAATGGTTGAATTGGGCCAATTGGATTTTGGCGGAATTGGAAAATATAATACATTCACGCACGTTGATATTAGAGATAACAAAGCGCGTTGGGATTACACAAAAAAATAAATAATGGCAAAGCAATCATATAAAGACAAAAACGGAACGTCGCGCGTTGGCGATGCGTTGCGTTGGTTGGTTGCAAACGGAAAAAAAGTTGCGCCGGAATTATTAGACATTGCCGGAAACATTACCGGAATTGAAAGTTTAAATTTATTAAGCGACAAAATCAAAAACGACGGCCAATTGTCAGAAGTTGACAAACAAATGTTGTTGGCGGAATTAGAATTTGACGTCATAGAAATGCAAGAAGTGACAAAACGTTGGACGTCGGACAATGCGACGGATTCATTTTTGACAAAAAATATTAGGCCAATGGTATTGGCTTTTTTAACGTTAACGTTGTTTATTTATATTATTTTAGATTCGTCAATTGGTGGTTTCAATATTGCGTCCGAATGGATTGATTTATTATCTAGTCTTTTGTTATTAGTTTACGGCGGTTATTTTGGTGCGCGTTCGGCGGAAAAAATCGTCAAATCCTGGAAAAAATAATTTGTTAAATATCTTTTTTAAATTTTGTATTTTTGCTAAAATCATTTTTTTATGTCATTAACAGACAAAGCAAAATTATTATTAATTCCGTCCGGTTATAAAACCGGCAAAGTTTATTCAGTATTTCCAACAGACGGCGACGGCGATTTCACATTTTCAAGGACCGGCGAAGCGACGCGCATAAATCAAGGCGGTTTGATTGAAACGGTCGCGACACAAGTTCCGCGCATTGATCATTCCGGCGGTGGTTGTCCTAGTCTATTATTAGAACCACAAAGAATAAATTATGTACCTAATCAAAATGTTAATTCTTATGGTCAAAACCTAGCAGACGTAACATTAAGTAATAATACGTCACCGGATGGAACAATAAACTGTTTCAGAGTAGAAGGAACGTCAAGCGGTTTGCGAGTTGGAATAGCTACTTTTAATTTGACTATTGGCAATACTTATACCGGTTCAGTGTACGTTAAAAAAGTTAGCGGAAGTGATACAGCGCAAATAGTAGATGTAGATTTCGCAGCGCCTCAAACTATAAATATTACTACTGAATGGCAAAGGTTCGATATAACAAGAACGGCAACACAAACAACGGGGAGAATATTTATAAACGTTAACCAAATTGGTGATGTTATAGAAGTATTTGGATTTCAAATAGAACAAGGCGCGGATTCAACAAGCTATATTCCAACAAATGGAATTATTGAAACAAGGAATGCGGATGCATGTAATAACGCTGGTAATTCTGATTTATTTAATGATAGTGAGGGTGTTTTATATGCTCAAATGGGAGCAGAAGTTGACAATGGTTTTATTGCCATAAGTAATGGAACAACATCGAACAGAATTTCAATTCTTTTAAATAAAACCAACAAAACAATAAGAATTATTTGCAGCAGTGGCGGTGCTAGTCAAGCGGATACGACTTATACATCGCCGACATCTATTTCAGAAAATGTTAAATTAGCTCTTAAGTACAAGAAGAATGACTTTGCGTTATGGGTTAATGGTTCTGAAGTACTAACAGATAATAGTGGATTAACACCTATTGGATTAAGCCGATACGATTTTTCAGTAAATACAATATTGCCTTTTTATGGCAAATGTAAAGATTTAAGAGTTTACAACACGGCACTAACAGACGCAGAGTTAACAGAATTAACAACATTATAAAATGGCGCATATTATAAAAAAATACGAATTTGAAAACGAATCAATTGTTGATTCATTGATCACAAATTTAGGCGTTGAAACCGACGAATACGGAAACGAATTTCCGACGCATCAAAACGCCATTGTTAAAATTGGACATTTTATTGTTAAACCTGGAACATACGACGACGATTTAAACGAATTGACGGCGCCGGTTTTATATGATAAATTTTGCGTCGACGTACTTTGGCATGTCGAAAACGATTCAGCAATTGACGATTGGTCCAAATACGAAATAATAATTGAAAACGAAGGCATTCATAAATTTATGGGCCTTAATTATATTAGTAATTAATAAAATATTTATTTTGTATATTTACAAAAAATTTAATAAACTTTAAAAAAATAAAATATGGCTACAACGGGAGTTTTTAACGGAACAAATTTAATATTGTCAATTGAAGGCGCAACGGTCGGACATACGACAAGTTGTTCAATGTCTTTATCAATGGACACACCGGAAGCAACAACAAAAGATTCAAACGGTTTTTCAGAATATATTGGCGGCGTAAAAGGTGGCGAAATATCATTCGAAGGTTTAATAGCTTATGACGATAGTTCAAACGCAATTGAAATGGCGGATTTCTTATTAGCTAGAACGCAATTAACTTGTGTATTTGGAACCGAAGAAACCGGCGACGCGATTTATACGGCGGAAGGATTTTTATCAAGTGTTGAAATGTCGGCGGAAATGGAAGCGGCCGTTACTTATAGCGGATCGATTACCATTACCGGTGCGATTGTAAAATCAACAAACTAAAAAATTAAAAAGTTTATTATTTAGTCGCCGTCATATTTTGGCGGTGGCTTTTTTTATATTTATTAACGACAAACAAAAAACAAAATGGCAAACAAACAAAAAGGTTACATCGATATAAATATCGGTGGCAAAAAAAGG